TTTAACAAATACTCTGAAAACGTATCATGTTTTTTGTTGTTAACATCAATTAATTCTCCTGCAGGTAATGTATGGTCTTGAAATTTAATTCTACTTTTTTGTTTTTTTACTCTTATATAATCTAACAAATCTCTATGCTGTAGACTTTCTAGACTCCATTTGGTTATTTGAGCGTCTTCAATACCACAAAACTGTAGTAACTTTCTGGTGTTTGGAGCTATACTTTTACCTAAGGTAAACCCAGTTTTGAATCCACAGTTGAAACAGGCATATGCCCAATTTTCACCATCAAACTTGACACCACCTCGCATCCTCTGATCAGGTTTATGACCTTTGAATCCACAACATATGGCATTGAAAGAAGTCCATCCAGACTGAGTGTTCTTTTTTTTACCTGGAATAATAGATAGGATATCAAACATCCCCGTAGTTTAACACAAATTTAATAGTTAGACAACTACAACGGAGAACTAGCGAGACAATATATTGGTTATCGCGCCTGCGTTGCTAGTGAATCCAATTCTTACATAAGGATGAAAACCATTAATGGTATAGCCAATGGTATCTGTGGTGTCATCATAGGTATTGTTGGTAATTGGATACCAATCTCCATCTACTATAGTAGAACCTTGAATGTCAATGTTCCCATAATATTCCAATAGTTTGACTTGGAAAGTAAGTATTGAACTATCATTACTTTCAATCACACTGGAATAATAAGTAACATCAGGTTGAGAATTTTGATTTGGATTGTTGTTAGGGAATGCTTGTCCAGTGGGAATACTAACCTCTATTGATGGAACAAAGTTAGGCAATACCGAATTAACGATGTACATATCTCCTCTAGCACCTGCATTTTGATCTACAAAAACTGGATAATCAAAATCACCAACTGGTATTTCCAATGAATAATAGCATTTTTGCGGGTCGATTGGTACTAGATCAGCCGCACTTACCTCAAGAGCCGCAATACCTGTAGCTGGCAATTGTAAAGTAAGACTCTTTTGTAAAAGTATTATATTACCTTGGTAATTGATAATTCTACAGGTAATTTGCTTACCTGTAATGTCCACCGGTTTTTGTTCCTGATTTAAAAACTGAAACTGGATTTGATTATCTACGCCTCTGTTAAGAGTTAGGGGTTTGGCATATACGGGCATGTATCTCCTGGGTGAATAACCGGTTAATAAAACAACAATTTGCCGTTGGGTATAGACGAATACTGCGGTTGAGTACACAAATTTGAGCTCCTTCTAGTATTTAGTCTCTATATATTTAATTATTAATTCGGGCAAACTAGATTAAATATTCTGTATGGTTCAAAAAGATTTTTTTACTAAATTAACCGAGCATCACCCTTTTATTACTGTGTGCTCCTATGCCGATCAAGACTATGTTGGTATAGTGCAAAACCGTGATGATACTGTGACCACTATATATGACTATGGTGCAATCATTGATTTGGAAGCTAAAAATACTTTTTTAAAGTTAGGCGAAACGTGGTGGTGGGAAAGCAATAGATTAATACCTATTAATTTATTTTTAAAAGAAGAATGGACTGTATTTAAACCTTACTTGAGAACCTTTACAAATAAAAATTTAATTATAATTCACGGTCCTGTATGTAGCTTGGCTGAACTACATAAACGTAGATCCAAAAAACGTAGTATTACACTAGTAAAAAGATTACCCTAATAAATTCATATGCACTGCGACGAGCCATGAATAGGAAATGGCATGCGCCTTCTTAAAATGATATCCATCATCGCCCTTATCCCATACAGTTTTTGCAATTTCATTCCAAGTTCTACCAATCAAATGTTTTTTAGCAGGTCTAATAACAGCTAGAAACATTGCTAGCCTAGGTATACTGTTAATGGGTTCAGGCATCTTTTGTATTGAGTTATAATGATTATTCAAATGAATTAATTGTTCTACAAAAGCTTTATTTTTTAAATTAGACCAATCAGGTTCTTTCATCAATTCAATTAAATGTTCTTCACTTTTTACTTTATTGTAAACGTGAACATTAAGAAAATCTAGTTTTAGATAACCTCTATTTTCTGCATCTGCATAATCAAGAGCAGCCATGTCATTGACAGGATCATATGGAATATCTGTTACATAAATTCCCGTAGCATGTTTTCTTATGGGATTAACCTTACGCATAGCAGCAGGAACATGCTTGATATACTGAAGAATAGAGTCCCTATCTCCAAAGTCAATATCTACGTCTGATTTAAATTTCATTATCCCAAATCCTCATTTTGGTTGCTAGGATATTTACTGCTAGCCATTCTAATTAGCAACAAACTAACAGCAAGTATAAGAGTTGCCCCTGCCAATGTCAATATATTTGTCATAGATTCATCACCAATTGCCACCAAATCTACCATGTGTCGGGTAAGTGCCGTAATAGCAATATAGATTAGAAAACGCACTGGCATATGGTTGGTTTTGAAATATATGCCAACCATAGCCCCAATTTCTAAATAGATAAACAGTAGTAATAGGTCATTAATACTAGCACGAGTTTGGCTAAACATCTCTATAAAATCTGATCCAGCTGCCCATATTGTAGCAGCTCCTATGCCAAATAGTGCGATTCTATGGAATACACCAACTAAGGCGTGCCCAATGTTGTCTATGTTTTGTAGTTGTTTATTCATATCCACCTCAATTTAAACCACATGGCATCACGCTCTTCCGCAAAAGAGTAAACATATTTAGTTTCTGATCTAGGGCCTGCCCAAAGAACCGACCAAACTCCATGACGGTTTTTAAAAGCATCCCATTCAGGTCCAACATTTTTCTCTAACCAAGAGTCTGTTAAATATGGTTCTATATCTGTATAGACCTCATATGTGAGTTCGCTGCTGCGGCGAAGTCTTTCTGTGCGATTCATCCCCATCTCAACATAAAAAGCAAATAGTCACGTTCATATCTAAATTTAAAACACATTTCTGTTTGGGCCAATGTCCACCTAGAATGTCGGTTACACTTGTCAATTTTTTGAGTAAGCCATTCCATAATATCTAAAAAATAGTCTATTCTATCTTCCCTTTCTGCATTGATTCGGCATTCATACCATCCTACTTTGGTCAATTCCCAAGTAGGCCCTTCGTAGTAATGATATGCTATCCCCATACCAACATGAACCAACTAGCTAGTTTATCATCTTTGAAATTAAATTCACACCTTTTTGGGATTTCACCTGTCATGTAATCCCAAGTACCGGGATAATATCTAAATTCATAGTGTTCATTGGCGATTAACCCATGAGTTTTTAATTCATGTATAATACCACTGATTTCACTACTGCTTTTATTTTCTATAATCACTATCGCCATTAAAATTTCAATAAAAATATCAGATATTTTTTCTCATCAATTATTTCATATCCATCTGTAATATTACCACTTACTAAATTCATTCGTATACCATAGTTATTTAACAAGTAATCTTCAAACTCATATGCATCAAATCCGTTTTTTGATTCCATATATTCTTTACGTATGGTTTTCAATGCTTCCCAATACTTCCAACGATTGGCCCTTTGTTTAATATTTGGATCATCGTCATCATAATCTTGAAAAGGTCTAATGGTAGTCATGACCATCTCAATGAGAAATGTATGGCATCCTTTTCATCTGAAAATAAAAAATCCATGTAATCTTCTGTGGGATGAGTAGTAAAACGTTTGCCTGGCATGCCAAAATTTTCTAAGGCCCATACACAGATTTCATCCCAATTGGTAATAGTATCTCCCTTTTGCCAAAAGATTCTTATACTGTGTTTGGCTGACATTAGTAACCTGCTAATGTTAGTAATGATTTAACTTCATCAACCTTTTCAGGTTCACGTTTAAATTTAATTGCCCATAGTTCAGGATTCAAATAGTCAATGACCATTTTAATTTGCGATTCATCTAGTTTGTCTAAGAATTCTTTTCCACTGGCGCTGTGATAAAGAATCCACGGACTCAATTTACCTGTAGTAATTGCATAGCAAATTTTATTTGAATTACCATATCTTAGATAGTCTTTGCTAAGAATTCGCTCAACACTTGCCATATTGATAGTGGTTTCAATACTTCTGGCAATAGCGTCCATAGGATCTTCTACACGCAGATACTCAATCAAGAATTTGGTATAGTTAGAATCTTGACACCATGAATCAATCTTGATTTGGTTTTTCAACAACCAATCAATGTACCTACTGACATTCAATACATTTACATCTATACAATATGCGCCAAATTTGGCAAACGCAATATAATATGCACTGCGAATAAATTCTTCATATGTTTTTTGTTTTTTACTGGTAGAATTTTTCTTATAAAATTCTATCCAAGACTGAAAACCCAATCTATTACCTTGCTTATCTTTATCCATCCAACGATGTTTGTACTCACAAATATGTTTGAGCACCGTGGATTCTCTGATAAATGATCTCTTGCAAAACTCACAGGAATAAAGAGATTTAGTTTCCTGAGTCTCTTTCATAGTTGTTAATATCATCATCGGTAATCAATGTATTTAAGACTTCAATGTCTTGTAGTTTTAGATTAGGGAACAACTTTGCCAAATGCATCTTACGATTTTGTGATTCAACAAAAGCACTGGTTATTTCTTGTAATTCATCCTTATTGGCTTTGGGATAAATTTTAGTGAAATATTCTTTGGTATCTTTTACTCTAGCAGGTTCTTTTAGTCTACTTACTCGGTCTTTAATATGAGGAATCCATTGATGAAACTGTTTACCTAATCCTGGGCTACTAGCACATAGCATTAGCCATTGCAACTTGGGATGTTTAGAAATAGCTTCATTAAGGAAATATTTATTAGCATGATAGTCTACACTTTGTAAGTAATAGCTTTGCAAATCACTGGAACCTTTGATAGCACTCATCCAATGCAGCATCATAAAAGGTACAAACTTCTTTTGCTGTTCGGTAGTTAACCTATCATAGTACCCATAGTCTTTTTTATCCAAAGCACCAAGTGCCTCAAACAAGTCAAAGTCTTGTTTGTCAAATTTTTCGTCAGTTGCTAGTTTTTCTTTTGCCATTAAAACGCCTGATTATAATCAACCAACTCACAATTGCGACTTACTTCTTTTACAAAATATGCACACTGGGGCTTAGGACCGGGCTCTAGTGGTACACACAAAAATTGACCATTCTTCAATCTGGGTGCATACCAAGTTACATCATGGTAAATATCTACTATTTCAATTGGTAGAAAGCTAGGGCTGAATGATGACAGTGGATTAAACTCAAATGCACTGAAACCTCTGTCATTGATGCTAGTCAATGGCAGTGTTTCTAAATCACCATGTTCTTTTTCACCAATAAGAATTTGCCAATCCACTGGCATTTTAACCTTATGATCACCAATCTGAAGTACCAGTGCAGGACTGTTAAAGCTTTCCAAAAAGATTAATGGGATATAATGATAGTCTACATTGCTGGGATTGCTATTGTCTAGTATAGCGAACCTTAGGTCATCAATTTCATCGGGAAGATTTTCAAGATTGTATTCGGTATTATCTAATAGAAGTATGTTCATGGTATGAGTATATCATTTATAATTTAATTTTTCAACATCAAACGGATAGTTTGCTTCGGTATAAAAAGCTTTTCGTTGGGTCAGATGACGTTTGGCAAACTTGCAGCTAGAGGTAATGTCCCAAATCATTACGTGTTCCTTATCCTCTGCCTTTCTAATGCCTCGCCCGATACTTTGTATAACACGGACAAAGCTTTTTCCGGGCTCAATAAGAACCAAATTAAAAATGCGGGGGATATT